CAATAGACCTTTGCCCCCACCGTCCATGCTTGCGATCCCACCTTGGTGACATCAAAGACGCCAACCGTGTCCCACTCGGCGGTTGCGCCGCTGAGAACGTCGGTCGCGGCTACGGCAAGCAAGGTGCCGATAAGGGCCATTTGCCCTGAAAGCCGATCATAGGGAGCGGCGAGCGACAGCGTGTTGCCCACCTGCACATAATTGTCCATGGTCAATCTCCTTGTTAAGAATGGCGCGGCGTGGTTGCCGCGCCGTGATCGTTAAAGCGCGGATCAAGCTCCGGCGTTGCGATATGCACCCCGGAAATCGATCGCGCCGACGGCGAAATCGAGCACCACCTGAAGCGCCATGCCAAGCACGCCAAAGGGCTCGTCGGTTCGCACCTGCGGACCTTCTTGCCCCTGGAGGTGGCCGTAGACAAAGACAGCGGCACGGGCTGGCGTGGCGAACAAATACCAAGGATTAGCGGTGGTCAGATTGGCATCCGCCACCGCCGTCAGCCTGCCCGAGAACGGATTCACGTTGCTCGCCTGCTGCGGCTGAATTCCGCTCGTCAACTGTTCCGCGACGGTGAGTTTGTCAGGCGAGGTGAGCAGTATCGAAGGCGTAATGTTGAGCTTCAGCCCGTCCAGCGACGTCTGCTTCATCATCAAGGCTCTGGCAACACCCAGACTGTCTACCGAGATCGCGGTGCCCGACGACGTCAGGTTGCCATGCGTCGTGTGGAAGAGCGCCAAGCTATCCGTCGCCAAGGTGGGGCCGGCGCCGGAGGCCGACGTGAGCAACGCGAAGAATGTGGCATTCTCAAAATCCGCGACGCGCTCGCCGATCGAGCCCAGGATATCGCCCAAGCCGTCGAGATCGTCGTTGATCATGAGATTGCGCGACAGGCGGATTTGACGCGCATAGGTGGCGAGCGTCACCGTCTCCTTGCTTTCGCTCGCGGTGCCGGCCTTGATTTCTCCGGTCTCGCCCACCTGTAGCAGGTTCGGGAAATCGCCGGCGCGCACCATCGCATGCGGCCTCAAATCGGCGAAGGTCTTGCGCATGGCGAGAGCGCGATAGGTCGGCGTCGCGGTCTGATAGCGCTCCAACAGGACCTTGTTGGCGATGTTCTCGACAAATGCCGGGAAATCGCTCGTGGTATTGAAGGCCCGATGCAGGATGTTATCGCGCGAGCCGGGCGTCATGCGCCCTTTGTGACCGATGAAATCGGCCGCCATATCGGCAAAGCCGAACTCCATGTATTCGCGGGCCTGTTCGGAAATCTCGCGCTTTTTGCCGCGCGGGTCCAGAATCCGCGCCACCATGGCCTCGCTCATCGCCTCGCGGGCGTTGCCGCGTTCATTGCCCGTCCCGGTCTGGTAGGGCAATTGGCGCGCTTGCGCAGAGCGCGCCGCCAGCTTCGTCTGTAGGGCCGCCCTGACCTGATGGATGTCCTTGCGATCCTCGATATCGCGATCGGCTTCCTTTTCGTCGACGCCAAAATCACGATACGCCTTGCGGATTTCCAGACCGTAAGCGCGCTCGCTTGCGCGAATCGTCTCCTCGTCTGGAGCCGCGGCAGGGGTAGCCGCAATGGTTTCGACAGTCTGTGCGGCCACGTTACCGGAGCCGGACTCAGTGTGAGCTTCTGGCATGATGATCTCCTTTGCCTGCTCGGTTGCGGGCGTGGCCCGATACTCAAATTCGGTTGCGTAGGTTCGGGGCTTGGCGCGAGCGGCCAGGGCTTGCGCGTCGCGCACCACGGCGCCGTCATCGGCGCCCATGGGGACAAGCGAAATTTCGTAAGGCTCCCAGTCGACCGCCACCCATTGTTCGCGTTTTCCCTCTTCGCGGGTGATCTCCCAGCGGTGGACGTCATAGCCGACGCTTACATTGGCGATGATGCCGTCCTGCACATCGCGCCAGATTGGCTCGACCTCTTCGCGCTTGGACATACGCAGGTTGGCGCGGCCTTCCGAGCTGCCCACCGATGCTTTCGAGACAACACCGATAATGTCTTCGAGATCGTAATTCGAATGCGCGTTGAGGAGCGGCGCGCGGCCGCTCGCGAGCCGCTCCATGCGGACGGCGCCCGGCGCGAGAGACAGAACTTCATCGATCTCGACGATGCGGTCGTTTGCCCAGTCATAGAGACGGCGGGGAACGGTAGCGCCGGTCGTCCAGACGACTTCAAACGTTCGGGCCTCGACATCAATGCTGTTCGGCGTGACCGTTGCCGCGCGCCGGATCATGGCCATTTCGCCGTGGCGCGGCGGGGTCTGCGGGTTTGGCATTTTTCTGGTCTCCTGCTGGATTGGCCGCGAACAGATCGATGCCGAGCGCCTTCAAGCGCGGGGCATAGGCTTCAAGCTCTTCGATGACCTCTTCGGGGTCGCGGCCTCGGCGATGAACGGCTTCCGGCCATGTGGTAGTGCCGTGTTGCAGGTCGACGTCCTCGGCGTCGCTTTCGTTTGAAGGATCGACCCAAGGCCGCGCCGGGACCTGCCAGATGGCGGGGATATCGGCCCGCTCGCCCGTGCCGAGACGCGCGGCGGCGTTCTGCACGCGAATCCATGCGGGCGTGCATGCCTGCGGGATGATCATGTATTGTTGCCAGGCATCCAAAAGGCTGCGGAAATCGAGCAGACTGATGCGAGCCGACGAATAGGTTGCCTGCCGCATATCGCCGGTCAGCATGTAATATGGCATGCCTACTCCCGCCGCTACGGCGTGAAGCTGCATGATCATGTAGTCGGCATAGCCATCGGCGCTTGGCGGGTCACTGAAGGTGATGCTTTCGCCGGGATTGCCGTAGATCATTTTGCCCGGCGAGAATTCCTCGATGCGCCGTCCCTTGGCATCGGTTTCGGTCGTTGTCGGAATCGTCGGGTCGGTTCCATCGATCGAGCGGAAGCCGACAAAGCAGGCCGCGATGCGGCGCTTTATGCGATCGGCGAATTCGGCGTCGTCGATGTGGCGCAAGGCCAGAAGCATCGGGGCGAGCCAGGGAACGCCGCGCACTTGGCCGGGGCGAAGACGATCGAAGCAGGCGCTGATATATTTCGCATCGACCCGCTTGCTCAGGTAGCCGCGCGAGCGGCCGATCAATGTCTCTCCGGGATGATGGTCGAATAGCCAATACGCCTGGCGCCGGCCGCCCCTGTCAAACTCGACGCCCTGAATGACGACGTTGCCGTTTTTCAGTTCCTCGGTTCGCCGCGCGTCGAGAAAGTCCGGCTCCAGAATCTCGCATTGCACCGGGCATGGGAACTCGCTCGATAGCGGCCTGTCGTACCAGCGGATCAATGCTTCCCCGGACTCGATAATCGTCCGGGCCAAGAGCAACGTCTGGCCGTGAAACGTCGTCAGGCCCTCGGGATCGGAGCCTGAGACGAAGATTTCCCAGTTCTCCTTTGCCTTGCCTTTTTTGCGATCCGAACCGAGCGCGGGTCGCGGCTTGATGCCGGTTCCGACGATGTGGGCGGCCAGCTTACGGGGCACCTGGGCGGCGTGCGGGTTGTTCCGCACCATGTCGCGGGTGCGGTTACGGATGCGATCGAGCCCCAAGCCGATTTCAGCGTTCGCCGAAGTGCCGGTCGCGGTCCAACCGTCTGTGTTACGGTCGACGCGCGCCGCCTCATAGGCGCGGGCCGCCTTCAACTGAGCCTTGTAGAAGGCCCGATTTGCCGCCCATTTCGGCGAAAAAATCTCGATTATGCCGTCAAAGAACGCCATTTCGGCTCAATCTCGCGTGAAACGGGCATGGGTTTGCCGATTGACCGGCGATAGCTGCTGTGCGACGAAACGGCGAGCTTTCAAAAGCTCATCCAAGCTATGATAGGTGACTCTGTGACCGTCATACTCGACCGTCAGAACGCCCCGCGCGATGGCGTCATCAATGGCGTCAAGCTGTATCTGTGTGACAGCCATGGTCTATCGATATCCTTCCGTCCAGCGGTCCCCGACGTCGGAGAACCAGCTTCGTTCCGTATTTTCCGCTCGCGCGGGCGGCGGCCGCTTGCGCAGCTCATCCTCGCGCTTATCAGGACTGAAACGAACCGCCTGCCGCGCCGCGAAAGCCATGACAAGGCAATCGAGTGCTTCCGCCGCTCTGCCCTTGATCCGCTCCCAGACCCTTGTCGGAAGGCCGCGCTTGTAGCGAACCACCTTCCGCTCGGAGGCGACCTGCTCGTAATAGACCGGCGGCAGTGTTGCCGAGAACCGAATGGACTGCCCCTTTGCCAGGCGATTGACGATTGTGGTTTTGATGACGTCGACGCCGAGCAGAAACAGCCGCCCGCCCTTCACCTTGCCCTTTGACATTTCGAGATAGGGCCGCGAGCCGTAGACGCCCTTGCCCGCCATGATCTTGCGGTTGAGCCGCGGGAAACAGAAGGCGTAGACGGTATCGGTCCAGTCGCCATCGCCGCTGTCCACGATCGCGGCCTCTATCCTGAGCGAGCCGCCGTAGGGATGCCTCCACGCCGTCTTCAGCAGTTCGTCGAGTTCCGCCCAGGTCGTGTCGTCGCCTGGACTTCCCCAGATGACCTCATGGCCAAGGACGAGCGCTACGCCATCGCGCGTCCAGCCGATGATCGATATTTCAAGCCGGTCATCCTGGACGTCGACACCGGCGGTCAAGCAAAGTACCTCGTCCGGTATCTTAAGCTCTGGCCCGCCTTCGGTCGCCGCGACGTTGAGGCCGAACGGTTCCGCCCTGGCCTGCAACTCCATTTCGTCGAGGACCTCGCCAGCGTCCTGCCAGCCCTGAGCAAGGATCGTGTTGGTGAAGACCTGCAGTTCGTCGAAGCTTTCCTTCGCCTTCAAGAACTCCGCCGCCAGCTTCGGCCAGCTCGCATTTGCCAAAAGGCTGACCAGAGCGTTGAGGCGGAAGCCGGCATGGTCTGTGACTTCCGGCCGTAGCGCCCGCCAGTCGCCAGCCTCGACCATTGCAGGCTTGTGGCGTTCGTCGATCAGCTCCTTGCATGTTGGGCAGCGGAACTTTGCCGTTGCCGGCTGATCAGGCTCCCATTCGATGTGACCCCAGAGGATCTCGGTGAACGCGCCGCACGACGGGCACGGTACTTCGAAAATCCGCTGATCGCTCAGCGCATAGGCCCTGAGAACGTGGCTGGTCTCGACGAAGATCGGCGTCGAGCCCATGACGATCTTGCGGTTTGCAAAGCTCAGCGTGCGTTTTTCCGCGAGAAGTATCGGGCTTCCTTCCTTGCCCACTTCCATCGCGTCGGCTTCGTCGATGAACAGCGCCCTGACATTGTGCCGGCGCAGGTTGCGCGGCGCTTTGGCCGCAACGAACTTGATCGATCCACCGGGAAACCGGCGATGCAGCAGCGTGTTGCGGCCGCCTTCCTCGGTATCGGCGCTCAACAGCCCCCGCAGGACCGGCGAAGCATCGAAGATCGGCTCAACGTCCGAGACGACATAGTCTCGAGCATCGGCCTCGGTCGGTAGCAGCGCCAAGATCGGTGACGGCTCATTGGCGACGAAGCTTCCGATTGCCCCGGTCAACAGCGTGGTGAAGCCCACGCGCACCGGCTTGACGATGGTGACCCGCTCCTTTGCCGGGTCAGAGATCGCGTCCGCTATGCCCTTCTGCGACTTCCACAACCTCACCTTGCCTGGCAGCGCCGACACCCCCTCGGGGATGCGGATTTGCTGCTCCATCCACTCGGAAAGCGGCAGGCGAGGCGGCGGGAGCAGAGCGCGAAGCGCGCGGGAGCGGAGA